CTATATCGCGCCATATCTGAAAGATGATGAACGTGTGGTTGTTTTCCAGACGCTGTACCGCGATGTATTGCAAAGTTTAAACACTGAAGAAGAGAAGTCGCGTTATAGCGGCACAACCCCTCGAATGAGACATAGGAGTTTCGGATAATGGCAGGCACTAGCGATTACCTAGAAGCGGCGGTCCTCGATGCCGTCCTTAGAAACACATCTTACACATCCCCAACGACAGTTTTCGTGGCGCTTTTTACCAGCGATCCGACAGACGCCGGGACGGGAACAGAATGCAGTGGTACGGGTTACGCACGACAGTCGGCAGCGTTCTCTCGAACAGCGGGAGTAGCACAAAACACCAGTGCGATCGAATTCCCAACAGCGGGTGGTAGCTGGTCTACCATAAGCCACATTGGGGTGATGGATGCTGTTTCCTCTGGCAATTTACTGTATCACGCGGCACTTTCTTCCAGTAAGGCTATCACTACAGGTGACATCTTCCGCATCCCGGCTGGTGACCTCACGGTGACAATGACTTAATGACCGATACTTATGGTTACGGTAATTACGGCGATGGTGTTTATCAGCCTCCCGTAGATAACGGATATGGATACGCCCTTTACGGTACTGGTGTTTACGGCACAGTAACAATACGGACAGACGGTGAAGCGCACATAACGAGCTCTACCAGTGTAGCAGCGGCAGGCGGCTATGCGATCGGTGGATCGGCGGCTATAACCTCTAGCACAGCATTTTCAGGTGGTGCAGGCGTCATCGTAATGGATGGCAGTGCAGCTATTACCAGCGTCAGCACGGTCGTTTGTACAGTAGAAGGTAAGATCCAAACAGCTTCAGCGACTATTACTTCAAGCACGGCTATTGCGTGTGACACACAACCTAAAATTTCAGGCGCAGCAGCGATTAACACGATATCGACTGTTGCCTGTGTGGGCGGGTATATCCCGCTCATTGATACAGGAACTATTAGCACAATCACAACTGTCTCTGCTTCAGGCGAACTGAAATGGGACAACGTACCAGATGCCTCAGAAAGCTGGACTAATGTCCCGGCAGGCAGTGCGTCCTGGGCAAATGTAACTCCTCCAAGTACCTCTTGGACTGAAATTAACTCACCTTATAGGTAAGAATCATGCCAACTAATACAACGAATTATAGTTTTCAAAAACCTACTGTCTCAGGTGACAGTGGAGCGTGGGGCGGTTACTTAAATTCCAATTGGGATTCTGTGGATTCGCTCTTAGGTGGTGACACAGCGATCACTGGAATTGATATAGACTCTGGCAGTATTGACGGGGCAGCGATTGGGGCAAACTCGGCTAGCACTGGTGCATTCACAACCTGCTCAATCAGTTCAACATTTACCCTGGGCGGCACTGCGGTCACAAGCACTGGCACAGAATTAAATTATGTCGCTGGCGTATCGTCTGCGATTCAAACGCAATTAAATTCCAAGGCGGCTACACCTACGATTCAGGCTACAGGTGTTACAGCAACTTCCGGTCAATTCCTTGTTGTTACTAACGGCGGCATAACGATCACTCTTCCCGCAACCCCATCGGCGGGTGACAATGTTACGGTTAAAGACGGAACAGGAGCCGCAGCCACAACCAGTTTTACCGTAGCGCGTAACGGTAGCAACATTGCCAGTTCAGCTACTGACCTGACGTTTGACAAGAACTTCGCTGAAATAACAATGACCTACATCGATGCAACGATAGGCTGGAGTGTTTAGATGGGTAATTTATCAGACCTTCTACCAGCGGGAGGCGGTCAAAACAACACAGATTTTGTAGCTGACGGAGCGATAGCGTCTGGCAAGCCTGTCATTCTAACGAGTGATGGGAAGGCTGCGGCTGTTGCGCAAACTCCAGTTGCTGCGGCTCTTAACGATGTAGAAACAATAGCTTCAGGAACTCAATACACTCAGGATTGGTGCTACGATACAGTGAACGACAAGATAGTTGTTATTTTTAGCAATTCTGCTTACTCCTCATACCCTTACTATGTAATAGGCACAGTAACGAGTCAGGCCGTATCATGGACTACTCCCACAGCCATTTTTTCTCGCGCAGTAGCCTACATATCTTGTTGCTATAACGCTACTGAGGATAGGATTGTAATGTGCTGCGAAGACAGTTCTTTACCTAAAGCGATAGTAGGAACGTCAAATGGCTCTTCTATTACATGGGGGTCTAGTGTAACCATTATGAACCCTTCTGGTTATACTCCTGCTTGGTATTATCAAAATGTGGTGGAGTGGTCTGGAACGTCTAAAGTGGTGTGGTGTGGCACTGAATTTAATACTAATTACCAAGGGTATGCGGCGGTTGCAACTCTTTCAGGAAGCGCGGGTTCAGCGACAAGTACATGGGACACCAACGAGACTACTTTTACGACCTCTGGCATTAGTAACGTGCCTAAAGACATAGATATGTGTTATGACTACGGAACTGGAGATCAGGTCATCATACTTTATGCTAAAGGAAGCACGAATGTAGAAGTTATTGCGGGGGCAATTAGTGGGACAACACTTACGTTTGGGAGTCCTGTAGTAGCAAAGAGTTCGGCTCCATCCAGTTATACCAATGCAATAGATTACGATACAGGCAATAGCAAGGCATTAATTGTTTATGGGACAAGCCCTACTGACGGGAATGCAGGAACTACTAATAGTCGCGTGATAAGTACCAGTGGAAGCACCATAACATTAGAAGGAACAGAAACTGCTTTTATAGGGACAGTGAGTGGAGGTACTACGCAATATGCGTATAGTTTTTATAAGGCTTTAACTTATGCTGCTAATTCGTCTAATTTTGTATTTATATACGAAAGTCCATATCCTGATTTAGATGGCTACGTTACTACTGTCTCCATTAGCGGCACTACTATAACTTGGTCAAACGATCAGACAGAAATAGTGGCGGGTGAAATACCCGATGGGGTCAACCGAGTTGCCTATGATCCTGATACATACCAAGCGGTGCTTTTATACCGAGATGGAAGCTCAAGTAATTATCTCAAGTCACAGGTTTATACAATTCCCTATGATGCAACAAACCTCACCGCAACGAATCTTTTAGGTATTGCCTCTGGAGCCATCAGCGACACAGCGACAGGCACTATAAACACTTGGGGTAGTCGTAACGAGGTACAGACAAGTCTCACGATTGGCTCTGATTACTACGTTCAAGATGACGGGACAATCACAACGTCTACGGGTGGTCAGCTAATCGGCAAGGCAATTACAGCTACACAAATTAATATCAAGGACTATACCGGATGACGAATCTCTCTGATCTTTTTCCTGCGGGTGCAGGTAAGCAAGTTAGTTTCACGGCTGATGGCGCAATAAGTTCTGGCGATAATGTTTCGTTGGAAACTAGCGGGAAAGTTAAAAAAATTACAACGGGCAATGCTAATGTGGCTAGATTCATAGGAATTGCTGATGCGGCTATAGCTGATACTGAAAGTGGCAATGTGACAATAAAAGGCGGTATTTCCACCAATGTCAGCTCTCTTACTGCTGGCACTGATTATTACTGTCAAGCCGATGGAAGCATTGGAACTTCTTCTGCGGGAAGTGCTGTAAAAATAGGTAAAGCCCTGTCAGCCACAGCAATTAACTTGGAGTATCAATCGTGAGCAATTTATCTGATCTACTCCCCGCAGGAGCAGCGGCAAAACAACTGACCTTTACAGACAGCGGTAGTGGAATATCTTCAAAAGCTCCAGTAGTTCTTAATAGCGATGGGACAGTGAGTGAGGTTAGCGTAGTTTCAACCCCCGTTGCAGTTGGTTCTAGCGTTGATTTTCAAGGGTCTGGTGGTGATGTCAATTATGTATCAGCAACATACGATACGACTAACGACAAAGTGGTTGTCGTTTATAGAGATGCTACAACTGGGTATGGCACTGCGGTTGTAGGAACGGTGTCAGGTACTTCAACCAGTTGGGGAACACCAGTGACTTTTGTAAGCGGTACACTAAGTTATACCGATTGTTGCTTTGACAGTGGAAACGGCAAAGTATTTATTGCGTATCGAAATGCAAGTAATCAAGGTTGGGCTGTTGTCGGAACCGTGTCAGGGACTAGTATTAGCTATGGTACGGCTGCACGATTTGAAGGAGGTGGTGGTGGTAAAGCTAACTATATACAGACAGTTTATGATTCTACGTTAGGCGTTGTCGTTGTTGGATATTACGATAGTGTTGCTACCTACAGCCGCGCTTCTGTCAACACAATTTCTGGTACAAGCTTTACTACAGGCACACCCGTTAATATTTACAGTCCCAGTGATATAGTTTTAGGAGCCGCTTACGATTCCAGTGCTGAAAGAGTTGTTTTTTGTTATCAAACTAGTGGCAGTATTATGCGCTTAATAGTCGGTGATGTGAGCGGTACTACCATATCGTTTAATGGTTCTGAGTATAATACAACCATCCAAACAAACGGCAATGCAGATGTTTCTTACGATCCAGTCCAAAATAAAACATTGCTGTATTTCAACGATGCTACGGCTAATGATGGCAAAGTAGGTAGCTGTACGGTAACTGGTGATGCGATTACAGTAGGTACTTTAGTAGCTAATTCAGGTGCGAGTGAAGGTAATTGTCGAGCTGTTTACAATGCTCAATCGGCGACTCATGTTTTGGGGTGGCACACAGGTAGTGCGGGTAAAGCTAGAGATGCAACCATAAGTGGAACCTCAGTTACTCTAGATGCGACAACCACTGACTTTTTTAGTGACTACATAGGCTCTTCACCGCTTGGTCTGACCTATGACCCCGATCAAAAAGTATCCGTTTTTGCTTTTCGAGGTTATATCACGGCATCAGGTACTTATGAGGCTGATGCAGTTGTTTATCAAAGCGGCTATTCGTCAACAAACCTCACCGCCCAAGCTTTCGTAGGCGTAGCCGACAGCGCAATATCAGCCAGTGCTGCGGGTAGCGTAATCGTGCAGGGTGGTACGGTGAGCGGGGTGGCAGGGCCGTCTACATTGAGCGCAGGAAGTCCTGTTACCTATTTGTCTGCGGGAGGGTATTACGGTGCAATAGCCTATGATACTAATTCTGATAAGGTGGTAGTTGTAAATCGTGACGATAGCTCTACTCCCACTGGGTATGGAGTGGCGTATGTAGGAACAGTGAGTGGAACGAGTATTTCTTATGGAACACAAGTTGTTTTCAATTCAGGAACCGCTACTGATTATATTGATATATGTTTTGATGCGTCTAATAACACCGTTGTCGTTGTATACAAAGATGGTGGTAATTCTGGATACGGTACAGCTATCGTGGGAACAGTTGCAGGAGGTAATATAACTTTTGGTTCGGAGGTTGTTTTTAATTCTGCATCAACCGATGCTTGCAAAGTTGTGTATGATTCTTCCAACAATAAAGTAGTAGTCAGCTACAGAGATACTGGTAATTCTAATTATGGCACAGCTATCGTGGGAACAGTTTCAGGGACGAGTATAAGTTTCGGAACCGCAGCGGTTTTTGATTCTCAGGCTATAGAGGCAGACAATGGTAGCGCCATAGCTTTTGATACATCTTCAAACCAAGCAATTATTGTTTACAGAGAAACAGCGACTTACTACATAAATGCTGTAACAGGGTCGGTGAGTGGAACAAGTATTACTTTTGGAACTCCTGTGGACATTAGTGTAGGTGGAGGGGCAGGGGCTTATCACGATTACCCAAGTGTTTGTTACGATTCCACCGCAAACAAACTTCTTTTTGCTTTTAGGGAAGCCAGTAGCGCAGGAGCTGGACTTGCAAAAGTAGGGACTGTAAGTGGAACTGCAATTAGCGTAGGAACAGTAGTACAGTTTTCAGCAAAAGCAAAATACACTTCTTCTGTTTTCAATACATCATTAAATCAAGTTGTTATCTCCTATCAAGAATACGGAACTACTACTTATGGGTATTTAGTTAAAGCAACTATTAGCGGGACAGATGTTACTTTTTCAACTCCTGAAGTTTGGTCAGGTACAACTCCTGTTACTTACTTAGGTACAGTGTACGATCCAGACACACAATCTATTGTTTCTACATTTGCCGATTCAGCGGCAAGTTATTATGGGAAAAGTATAGTTGCTAAGTTTTCTACAGACCTAACCGTAGGAACCAAATACTACGTCACCACCTCTGGTGGCTTTTCAAGTTCAGCAGGTGACCCCAGCGTTAATGCAGGATTAGCAATTTCAACAACATCATTATTATTAAACGGAGACTCATAGCATGAGCCAGACTATTACACGAAATGACGGCAACGTAAGCGTTTATGTATTTGACGATAGCGTTCAAGTCGATTTATCAGCCACACCTAACGCGACTGTTAGGAATAACGGAGATAACGGAGATTTTGACATCGGTGATTTAAATGCCAGTAATGCCACGCTTCATACAGGCGTAACTGTTCCAGATGGATGGGTTGGTGGCAAGCATACTTATGATGGAAGTGATTGGGGCGATGTGTCAGGTTGGGTTGATCCCGCAGCCGGACAGCTTGAGCAAGACAAAGTTCGCTATGCTGCGAACGCAACTTATAGCTCTACTTTTACCGATGCTGTGCAAACTGAAATAGATCGAATCAAAGCTCTCTGATCCAAGTTTTCATCCTCCTCATCGCTATCCAGGGTGAGGTACAGCACACAACGTGCGATCTTTCTCTTTGTTTCAAAACTTACAACCGATGTTGGTATTTCTCCCAACGAATCAACAATAACACGCAAGCTGATGTTACAGCTTCCTGTCGAGCAACTTATGTAGATTAAACTTTGGAGGCTACAGATGATAGAACTGACTGTAGCGGCCTCTGCTGCCTTTAAAGCATACGAGATTTTGAAAAAGGGATTGGCGGCGGGAAAAGAAATCGATGATATGCGTGGTCAGGTCAAGTCATTTTTCAGAAACAAACAAAAAGTATTGGCTTGTGTACAGGAAGCAGAGGAAAACGATAAGTTAGATTCGCTCTATGCGGCAATCGATGTAGTGACCGAGCTCGAAAATTTACAGAAAATCGAAGACAAAATTAAGTGGTCATACATAGATGCTGGTAAGTCAATGACTTGGCAGAAGATTGTTCGTGAACAGAAACGCATAGAGAGTAAACGAGCAGCAAAAGCGATTCGTGCAAATCGCGCAGCGGAAAACGAAACTGAATTAATCAAAGCGATCGGATTAGTTTTCATATTCTTAGTTTTGGGTTTAGGTGCAGCGGCAGCAATATTATATTTTATTTTAACTAGTGGAGGTTCAGATGCCTAGAGGACCAGGAACATACGGATCAAAAGTCGGTAGACCCCCAAAAAAGAAAAGCAAAAAGGGCGGCAAGAAGAAAAAATAAATGGCTTTAGTCAAATTAGAAATCCCGCCGGGTCTCTCGGCCAATGGAACAATTTATCAAAACAGCGGTCGTTGGTTTGACGGCAACCTGGTGCGTTGGTTTCAGAATACGATGAGACCCGTAGGCGGTTGGACCAGTATGAGTTCGGATCAGTTCGCTGATGTCTCCCGAGGTATGCTTGCGTACTACGACAACTCAAATGCTCGACGGGTAATAGTTGGAACGCCCTCTAATCTTTATGTCTATGCGGAAGGCAAAAACCAATCTGACATAACCCCGGCAGGCATAGCTACCGGATCTACCAGTGCTAGCGCGAACTCTGGATACGGAAACCAATTCTACGGCGAACATACATACGGTACACCCAGACCCGATAATGAAACCTATACGCCTTGTACCACTGTAACGATTGATAACTTTGGTGAAAACGTAGTCGCTTGTTTCACTGGCGGCGGTGCGGATGGCAAGATTTACTATTGGGAAAATGACCCAACAACAGTAGCGGCTGTCCTCACCAATGCCCCAACGAACAACAAAGCGGTTTTAGTGACTGATGAAAGATTTGTTATGGCATTAGGTGCAGACTCAAACGCCAGAAAAGTCCAATTTTCGGACCAGAGCGCGCCAACAGTGTGGACCCCTAGTGCGACGAATGCAGCAGGCAGTTTTGAGCTAGCCTCAGAGGGTCAGATCCAAGCGGGTGTTGTGATACGGGGACAGATACTTATTCTCACAGATGCGGATGCTCACGCTGTGGATTACGTTGGGTCTCCTTTCTATTACACTTCCCAGAAAGTAGGTAGTAACTGCGGCATCATAGCACCCAAAGCAATTGCCTCATTCGGCACATCAGCTTACTGGATGGGTGAGAAAAGTTTCTACGCTTACGATGGCGGCTACACAGTCCCGATAACGAGTGAAGTCTCTGACGCGGTGTTTACCGATTTAAACCAAGTCCAACGATCTAAAATATGGGCAGTGGTCAACGGCCAATACAATGAAGTCTGGTGGTTCTATCCCTCGTCCGGTTCAACAGAGGTCGATAAGTACGTTTCCTTCAACTTTAATAATCAATCGTGGGCGATGGGATCTTTAGCCAGGACAGCAGGGGTAGATAACGGTGTCTTTCAAAATCCCATATGGGCCTCTACCGATCGATACATCTACGAACACGAAACAGGCTTTTCGTGGGACGGAGCTACACCTTTTGCTGAAAGCGGGGCTCTGCAAATCGGCGATGGTGAAAGAATTATGGATGTCACAGGGTTAATACCCGATGAATCTAACCTGGGTGATACGTCAGTCATCTTTAAAACCCGGATGTTTCCTACTGGATCAGAAACCACATCGAGTAGCTTCTCTATGGCCAACCCTACCAACGTGC